ACAAATACTCATATGAAAAATATGGTTTAGGATTGATTGAAGGTTCAGCACAATTTAATGATGCCTCAAATTACTTTCACCAAGATATACGATTAGATTGTGGTACTTGGCAATTAAAATCGCCAAGACAAACTTGGGAACAAGGTTCTGCTAAAGATATATGGCGAACACTCGGTGGTCTATGGCGTGGTATTAATAGTAGTGCTGACTTATCTCCTAATAGTTATATTGAAGTTATCAGATTGGGTACATATATTGCTACTCAGTTTAAACCTGTTGTTGCTAAAGCTATCTATGATATGACCGAGGCAAAAACTGTGTTAGATACAAGTTGTGGTTGGGGTGACAGATTGTGTGGCTTTTATACATCAAGTGCTAAAACTTATGTCGGTTGTGATCCCAACCCAAATACATTTGTAAGATATAAAAATCAAGTTGTTGAATATGAAAAACTTTTAGGTAATGATAAGCCAGATATAATTAGAGATTCAGATAAAGTTTTTATATCTCACGGTATTAAAAATGTAATGATATTTAGAATTGGTGCTGAAAATCTACCATATGATAAAATACCGAATATAGATTGTGCTTTTACAAGTCCACCATACTTTAGTACAGAAAAATATAACGCAGGTGGCGAACACGAAGAAGATCAAAGTTGGTCTAAGTTTAATGAATATAATAAATGGCGTGATGACTTTTATTTGCCTGTTGCTAAAAATACAATGAGTAAATCTAAATTTATGTTTATTAATATTATGGATCCTAAAATTAAAAATGTTAGATATTATTCTGGTGATGAATTAGTTGACCAACACAAAGATAAATTTATGGGACAAATTGGTATGAAGATAAGACAAAGACCTAAGTCAGATAAATTATTTGAAAGTGAAGAAGAAAAAAGAAAATTTGAAACTTCTACATTTATAGAAAATGTTTGGTGTTTTGGTCCTAAAGACGTTGATGTATTTAAACATAGTAGAAAGGCAACACTTGAAAACTTTTTTGGGTAACTAAATATGACTATGGCTCCTGTAACAAAAGAAGAATATAAAGAATTAAAAGAGTATTACGATTATCAGCGTAAAATACAATATAATAGAGAACGTGTAGAAAAAATTGCTGAAGAATATGAAGGTCGTATTGCTATGCCAGAGTATGGTATGTTATCTGAAAAAGAAGTATTTGATTTAATGTGGAATAAAGTAAAGCCAGAACACTATGATAACCCACCTAAAGAATGGATTCCAAATGATGATAAATTGCGTTTTGAGTGGGAACAGGATTCAAAAGCACCTAAACAACTACCCACATCAAAAGGTAAAAAAGTTGTAGTCAAAGCTAAAGATAAATGGGACGACTATATAGAAGAATTGAATGATAGTATAAATGATGATTACAATATACAAAAATAAACAATATATGACACACCATTTTCCTCCAACGGAACTTGACAAAATCAAAGAGTTCCTATATAATGAGAACATTAAATGGTACACAATAAGTTATAGTGAAAAGGAGAAACTAGAATATGAGCAACTTTCTAAAGGACATAATTAAAGAAACAGGAAATGAGTACGCTACACTCGTAAGTGAAGGCGTTGATTCAGCAGATGTAACAAGTTTTATTGATACAGGCTCGTATTCATTTAATGCTTTATTATCAGGCAGTATCTATGGTGGTATGCCAGGTAATAAAATTACGGCAATTGCCGGTGAAGCCGCTACAGGTAAAACATTTTTTGCCTTAGGCATATGTAAAAGTTTTTTAGACGCCAACAAAGATGCTGGCGTTATCTATTTTGAATCAGAAAGTGCTATCTCAAAAGAAATGATTGAGAGTAGAGGTGTTGATTCAAGTCGTATGGTCATTGTGCCAGTAGCGACAGTACAAGAGTTTAGAAGTCAATCAATTAAAATTATTGACAAATACTTAGAACAACCAGAAGATAAAAGAAAGCCGTTAATGTTTGTTTTAGATAGTTTAGGTATGTTATCGACTACAAAAGAAATGGAAGATACGGCTGCTGGTAAAGAAACAAGAGATATGACTAGATCACAAATAGTCAAATCAACATTTAGAGTTTTAACATTGAAACTTGGTAAGGCAAATATACCTATGATAATGACCAATCATACGTATGATGTTATCGGTTCAATGTTCCCTCAAAAAGAAATGGGTGGCGGTTCAGGTCTTAAATATGCCGCTTCATCTATCATCTATCTTGGTAAAAGAAAAGATAAAGACGGCACCGAAGTCGTTGGTAACATAATACATTGTAAAAATTATAAAAGTAGATTGACAAAAGAAAATGCTCAAATTGATGTTAAATTAACTTATAAAAAAGGACTTGATAAGTATTACGGTCTTTTAGAACTAGGCGAAGAAGCTGGTGTCTTTAAGAAAGTTAGTACAAGATATGAACTACCAGATGGCACAAAAGTGTTTGGTAAAAATATCAATGAAGATCCTGAAAAATATTTTACAAAGGAAGTGTTAGACCAAATTGATGAAGTTGCCAAACGAAAATTCAGCTACGGATCAGACGAAACAGACGAATAAACGTTACGTATTTGCTCAAAGAAACGGTGATGACTTTAGTTGTATAAAGTTAACCGAAGGACAATACGAAGGTATTATTTACAAGTACAATCAAGTTAAGTTTGCTCCTGTTGAAAATAAACAAGGCGAAATACCTCTAAAGTTTACATATGATATTATGGCAAATCCAAACAAAGAGGACATTGACAGCGAAGACTTTAGAGTGTATATTGGAGATATATTAATAGAAATAGTTGAACAACAATTAAAAGAGGGGACGATTATATTTGATGACAACAAGTGATAGAATAGAACTTACGATACTTACCAATCTTATTTACAATGAAGATTATACCAGAAAAGTTTTACCTTTTCTAAAAGATTATTATTTTGCTAAAAGAGAAGAACGTATCTTATTTGGTGAAGTTGAAAGTTTTGTCAGTAAATATAAAAATCTACCTACAAAAGAAACACTATTAATTGAACTTGGTCAACGTAAAGATATTAATGATGAAGAATTAAATGGTGTTAAAGATTTACTTAATTCACTTGTATTAGAAGATGTTGACAATCAGTGGTTATCTGATACAACAGAAAAGTTTTGTAAAGATAGAGCCGTACATAACGCTGTATTAGACGGTATTAAAATCTTAGATGGCAAAGATCAAAAGAGAACACCAGAGGCAATACCACATATATTATCTGAGGCACTTGCTGTATCGTTTGATAAGAACATAGGGCACGATTATATTGTTGATGCTGAAAACAGATTTGACTGGTATCATACAAAAGAAAAACGATTTAAGTTTGACTTAAATTATTTTAATAAGATTACAAAAGGCGGTATACCTAGTAAGACTTTAAATATTGCTTTAGCCGGTACTGGTGTCGGTAAGTCTTTGTTTATGTGTCACGTTGCTTCTTCTTATTTACTTCAAGGACTAAATGTATTGTACATTACTTTAGAAATGGCTGAAGAAAGAATTGCTGAAAGAATTGATGCTAATTTATTTGATGTAACAATAGATGACTTACACGCTATGCCAAAAGAGTTATATAATAGTAAACTAAACAAACTAGAAGGCAAGACAAAAGGTAAATTAATTATCAAAGAATATCCAACTGCTTCTGCTCACTCTGGTCATTTTAGAAGTTTGATAAATGAATTAGCCTTAAAGAAAAGTTTTAAACCAGATGTATTGTTTATAGATTATTTAAATATTTGTGCTAGTAGTAGATTTAAAGGTGGTAATATATCATCTTACTTTTATATTAAAGCGATTGCTGAAGAACTTAGAGGTCTTGCTGTCGAACATAATGTACCTATTTTTTCTGCTACACAAACAACCAGAACCGGTTTTGTATCAACTGATATTGGATTAGAAGATACTTCAGAAAGTTTTGGTTTACCTGCGACTGCCGACTTTATGTTTGCTCTAATGTCTAACGAAGAACTAGAGGCACTAGGGCAAATGAAAGTAAAACAATTAAAGAATAGATACAACGATCCTACAATGAACAAATCTTTTATCGTTGGCGTTGATAGAGCTAAAATGAGATTGTATGATGTAGAAAATTCTGCTCAAAACATTGTTGATAGTAACCAAACACCAGAGGAAAAATCTGATCCTTATGATAAGTTTTCAGATTTTAAATTATAATGCCTAAAAAACAAAGAGTAAAGTTTCATAAAGGTGATAGACGACCACGTAAAGATAATGATTATCCAGAACTAAAATATCGTAAACGTATGGTCAAAAAAGGAAAAGAAATTTATTGGAGAGTAACGGAGTATCCTACAAAAACAATTATATCAGAATATTTTTTTGAAGAAGATGCTAAGAAGTTATGTGAATTTCAAAATAAACATCAAGTTTGGCGTTATAACGGAGGGATACCAAAATTTTTAAGACAATGATAGTTAGAAAAGATTTACCACTAAAAAGTTTTATTACTACTTTTGAAACAAAGATAGATGATAAAAAAATGAATGAAGACCTTATTAAAGTTATAGATAAGTATGGTGATAGACAAAATCACAAAACAAATGTTAAGGCACAAATGACAGAATGGAAAATGTGGAAAGAACCTGGCTTTGATAAGTTGTCAAAGATAGCGATGGATATGGCTCATCAAGCATCTGTACAAAAATATAATCGACCTGTAAACTTAATTATGACTAATTTATGGGGTATGAAATACAAAAGTAACGAGGTTGCTATAGCACACGACCACTGGCCAAGTTTATGGTCTTTTGCTTACTATATAAATGCTCCAAAAGGAGCTTCAGGTTTATTTTTTCCTGAAATGGGAGAACAAGGTGGAGAACGACCACTTGAACCTGGTTTATTAGTAATGTTTGAAGGCACAGTAAAACACGGTGTACGACCTGCTAAATTTAGAGGTAGTCGTTATGTTGTTTCTGGCAATATGAATGAGGATACAAGAGCATATGAAAATAGTTAAAAAATTATTTAATATAATAAAACGACCAGAAAAACCAAAAGTAACTTGGTGGTCAGTTGTTGATGGATTAGAAAAAGTTGTTCCTATTTTGCCAGCAAAAGAAGTTATACCTGATTGGTGGAAAAGAGTAGAACGTTATGCTGAAGGTATGGATGAATTATCAAAAGGTACAGTTAAAAATTGTCCGTCTTTTCCTGAATTTATAACACAAGGATTTGTGGTTCCTTTATGGTGTGACTTACAATTAAACATTGAACACGACAAGTTTGAATGGCAATCACCTCATAGAGATTTTAATTTTGATAGTCACGGTGACGTTCAATTTAGAAATTTCGTTCCTAAACACGTAAAAGATAATACATCTATGGTATTAAAACCTAATTGTCCTTGGCGTGTTAAAACATCACCAGGTTATGGGGTATATCAATTGCCTATGTTTTATGATTTCAATCCTATATTTGAAGTATTACCTGGCATTATATGGTCAGATATACACCACGAAATTAATCAACAAATGTTAATCAAAAGATATGGTAAATTTACACTAAAAAGAGGTATGCCTTTAGCTGTTTACGTGCCATATAAAAGAGAAAAATACG